TCGGTGGGTACTCCGCCTACTAGGGCCCTATAGTCATTTAAAGAAGTGATGACGACCGGGGTGTTAAACGGAAAGCGACTTACTGGGACAGAGTCCTCAGCCTCCACCAACATATAGGCAGTGTTAAATGTTGCGATTGGCGCGGCTGTAATATTGCCAGCGACTTCGTTTATGAATGTACCAGGGGCCCCAGGGGTGGTGCCAAAAGAGAAAGTTGCCATTTTATATTTAGTATTCCCCCTTTACCTAATCCTCGTACCGGCGGGGATAACTCCGGTGGTGGTGCCCGTAGGCCAAGGATTGTTTATGGACAATTAATATTTACCCACCACTAAATTGACATCCTTTCTGACCTGGATAGTGATACCCCCTAGCCAAAGATTGGAGGTTTTATCCTATTGGTTGCCAGTATCGGAATGAACACTAGCGGCTGACCAACCGTTGTTTCTTTCTACATCACTTAAAGACAATCTGGTGTATCTCGATAATGACTCAGCGTAAGACTCTTGAGAAGTGAAAGGGAAGAAGTCTCCCACAGAGTTTGTAACGGGGGACAGTACGGGGGATTGTTGGGTTAACCCCACAGACGTAACTGACCCAGTAACACTACCCGGGTTAAGAATTGTCCCTAAAGGGGGATTTTTTACTACAGACCATGTGGGATTATTATCTAGAACTTCCCTGTATGAAAGGGAGTTTGAGTATAGAGCAAAACCCAGTCTTCTCCAGGTTGAACCAGATTGAAAAACTAGGTTTGCCATCTATCAGGTTCCTCTTTTTGCTTTTGCCATCAGGCGAGCACCAACTTCAGTACCACGAGTTAGGGGGAAGCCATTATCCCTAGAAACTTCCTTAACTTCGTTATTAAGTTGACTCGAAGGTACAAATGGGTCTACTTCCGGGGAGTTTAACCTATTGGAAAGTTTCTCTTGAATAGACGCCTCGATGGACTCCTTAGTGGGTTTATCCTTAATGGCAGTGCTCTCTGCTGTTTTCAGATCGATGACAGCGGGTTCGTGTGATTCGTGTGATTCGGACTCTAAACCAGGGGGTTCTGTGGGCCCTGGCACCATGGCTACGGGGGGCTCAGGGGTTTCTGGATTGGGTGCAATTTCAGCAGCTGGATTTTCGTCCCAGGCTTCATTTACATTGGGGGTAGTTGGGTCATCGCCAACAAATTTACCGACGGGGTCTTTAGCGCGTTGTCTTGTCATGGTTATTTAAGAATGTGTTTCCAGGCAATGTCAGATAGTTTGTCAAGGGAGCTATCTGGTACTCCCATCCATGGGCGGGCGGGCATTTTTTCAGTCCCAAATTGGTTGAACACCCCCCACGGAGTCGTATCGACTAAGAATCTATTACCCCAAGGTTTAATAGTGGCTGAGTCTTGCATTTCGCCGGTTTGCCTCAAAATGGGGCCAGCTCCAAACCCACTAGAAATTCTTTTCTTTATAGTGTTGGGGCTTAATTTAATCCAGGGTCTCCCTTCGGGATCTACTTGAGACGGCCAGTTAACCTTGTTATCATCTAGAAGGGCAGGGGCCCATTCCACTTTGGCCGGACCCCACCACCCTAATTTAAAGGGTTGCATAGAACCTGGTTCCTTTAGGGTGACTTTAATTTTCATTTATTATTTCTTTTTCATTAAGTTCTCTTGTTCTTCGGCATATTTTTTATTGACTTCAATCATGGCTCTAATTTTACTCATAGGTTGAGTTTCCAACCAATCGATGGATGAATCCCACCGTTGTTTGCATAAGTGAAACGCTACTTCAAGCCAATTTTCCACTGACAGAATATTTTCTTGAAAGATAGTTGTCACTGCCCAGTCAATTAGTACTTTGAAAACTTTAGACGGGGTTTCATCGATAGCTTCGGTATTTAAGATCACCCTTAGAAGTAGCGGTAGGAAGCTCTTCTCACCATTCCTGAGGATTTGTGCCCTATAGAAGTCTTTCGGGGTTATCTCCCTGAGGTGAAATGGCCCCCACCCGTCTATAGTTACAAGATACGAAAAGTCGTCTTGATCCTCAATTAAGATTTTGGGTCAACTACAACTTCTCCCATTGCCTTGCCGACTAACTCACTGATTTTTTTGATGTCTGAAAGACGGAGATCAGCAATTTCGTCAAAGGAAATTTTATCCTCACCGATTGTTAATCGTTCGGCCAATAGAAAGCTTTGCTTGGCTTGTTTGAATTCACCAAGTTCTTCTTCTAGGTAAATTAAATCCCTGCCGGTCATTTCCCTAATTGTGAGGGTTCGGCCGTCAGACAAAGTTTCACTATAAGTCTCAAGCCCAGTGGCTGGTGTAGCCTTTACTGTGGTGGTTTCGTTGGATACGGTTCGCATTTGGTTTTTATTGAGGGATACTCAGTGAGTTTTACCCTACTTGCCACCAGATGCCTTTCCAATTCTGCATCACCTTTTCCAGCAGGGAGTTTGAGATATAGGTGATTGGCTGTCTGCCAGCTTTTTTCAGCCCCGTCTAAATCCCCCATATTGACCCGGTCATCAACATCATCGATCCAACTACGGATAACTTCTTTGCGAAACTGTGGGTCTAAGGGTAGCGGAAATGGCATGTTGCTGTTTGGGTTGAGATGTAGTAATTCCCACGGGCTTAGTGCCCAATAGTCAGAGGGCTTTAAGCATTTGGACAACTTGATCTTCGGAGTAGTAAAGAGCATTATATGCGCAATCGACTGAAGAAGGGATAAATTTATCCTTTTTATCGAAAGGTTGCGGCATATAGAAGGTACCTAGGGAGCCGGGATGCGCAATAACGATGGCAGAAACAGCGCGATTCTTTTTCAGTTTTGGTTGTGTTGACATGGTGTTTTGGTGATTAGTTTTGGTTAAAGGTAAGTTAAAAGCTAAATGAGTCCTTTCTGAATTGAATCATACCGGAAAGTCAACTTATTGACAGCACCCAATTCAAATAGTTGAGTCATTGAGTATTCAACCCCGGGTGGTTCATCACCCCCGGGCTGATTAGATGGAGTTACCGTATTTTCCTTCGGGGACTTCCGGAGCCTATCATCAATGGCAACCGAGGAGAAAAACGCACGGCTCAGTGGTAATTCGGGTATTTCCATCGCGTAGTGGAATAGTCCCCAAGTGAAAAGGTGGGCAATCTGGAATAACACGGCAAACTGCTCTGCGTATTTTTCCGGTGTCATGAAATGCAGTTCATCATGGATGCTAATTATGAATCGGTAGGGGATCTTAAACTCTTCGGCCAGCCATGCCACGGCAGTTAGGGTGATAGACAGGATTTCGGACCCTGAAGCTTGAATTGCCCAATTTGTCCTACCTGTTTTAAAATCATTGCCGACTGCAGATGGCATCATGGCCGTTGATATTTTTGTCCCCAAACACGGCAACCGGGGTGTACCCGGCCCCATGGAAATTCTTTCCATCATATTGAAAGCACCTGAGTCTGATCCACCTTCGTATTTACCAAACCTTAAGACCCCCTTCTTAGACGCAATAGCTTTAAGGGCAAAAGTCTTGACTGCATCCTCGTCTTTATCGGGGAAAGTCATTCGGATTGGGTTGCTAAGGGCTCTGACGCTCCCGCCGTACAAAGTAGCAAATCCTACAATCTTGGCCAGGTCTCTAGCTATTTTAAGCAAGGTATCTTTTTCCTTGTCGATTGGGGACACCCAGTAGCCATCACGGGAGCGGCAATCATCGCTGTCTTCAGGTTTTTGCTCATATTTATAGCAGATCCCCAGGGATTTATCCCAAATTAGACCCCCATACAATTCCGGGAAGATCGCTCTAGCCAATGCAGTGTGAGGATCAGTGCCATTCTCTTTAGAACCCGAAAGCACATTGTACCCCATGGGCGAACACCCAATGAAACCACCTTCCCATTTATCACTATAGATAGACGCAATCTGCATCTCTTGGCCGTCATAGTCCGCACTAATGATTTTCCACCCCTCAGGGGCCTGTACACGGGTCTTAAGCTCGGTCCCGATACGCCAGCTCTTGGTAGAGCACATGGTGGCCATAAGGCTCTCTACGACCCTCCGGGTGACGGTTCCGTGGCAGACGATCTCCGGGAGGGTAACGAGGTTAGGTTTCCCTAAGGGGTTGGTGGCCCCCATGACAATACGGCTTTTAACCCGGCTACGAACTGATGTCCAAAAACTAATGGCATTGGCAATTTCCAGTGCCCTTTTTGCCTCTGGTAAGTCACTACTTAGTCTTCCAACTTCCATGTGAGTAACGAACTCTTTTGAGAATAGGCCGCCTACGTTTTCGCCGGGTTTCTCAGGGTGTGGGATTCTATCCAGGGTGCCTTCCCCCGTAGTAAAACACCAACCTTGTCCATCTTCCCAAACGATAGGGGTGCCTTCCCATTTTAGTTTCAGTAGGAAATGCGATAGTTTGCTTTTAACGCCAATCTTCTTATCAGGGTCCTTCTTATAGGGCCTCATCCAAGTGGGGATCCATGCGTAGACACCCTTGATAGACTTCACTTCCCAATCTAATTGACGAATCCACGGGTCTTTTGATACCCATTTACTTGCTTCTTTGACCCCGATTTCCTTTGTTTCGTGGCTATCTACTATTTCCTTCCATGAATTGAAAGTATCCCATAGCAAAGTCTTACAAAGACCGGTCATTTCCTGGTTATGGCTGTTATAGACTTCTTCAGCCCCTTGCACCCATTCAAACCAGTTGTCCACTAACGGCACCACAGACCCATTCAGGTGGTAATGCCCGCAAAGACCTACCATCGATGGTGTGCTATCAAGGTATTTTGGCCATAGCGCCTGGAATAATTCCGAAGTATAATAAGCGTCCTTAATGGCATAATCGACTGTTTCAGCTAGTACCTTATTGATTTCGGAAAGCGTATCAGCGGTAACAAAAATGTTCCTAATTTCCTTGTCGGAATCTGATAATAGCTTTACATCCCCATCGTCAAAGAAAAATTCTTTTGCCCGTTGAACATGGAAGTTGTATGTTTTAACTAGGGAGTTTGTGCTCCCCCTGTCAAGCCATTCTGGGGAGTACTTGAGTTTCCGCTTCTCATCATCATCAAGCAGATCAAAGTCTTTTTCAGCCAGTGCATAGAGCCACCTTTGGCCTGATGCTAAGCCTGATACGCCAACGTGCGCTGACAGGGTATCAAAGTAGAAATTCTCCGGTTTGGTAAAATCTAGCGAATAACCCTCTTGGGCCCTCACACGGTCATAGGATATATTGTGGCCAATAACAAGCCTGTCAGTCCCAATTGGAATAAGTTTAAATTGATCCCAATCATTTTGGGGAATATCAAGGTCAATCAGCTCGGCGGCTAACCAAATATAGGCGGCCCTGTCACTTAGAGCAGTTCCAATAATGGGAAAGGCTCCACCTTTAACGAAAGTTTCCGTGTCGAATGTAAATACTTCTTCCTCGGGGTGGGGTACTTTTCTAGTTTGCCATTGCTTGTTGGGGCCATCCCCGATAAGCTCATACCGTGTCCACCCCGGTTGAAATACTAAATCGTTGATTGACGGGATCTTTGGTAGGGTACATTTGGCAAATTTATTGCCCAATTCCTTGTAGCGTCCAACTTGATTTTCTGCAATCTTTTCAAAGTGGTCGCGAATATTGTTGGCCTTTAGGCTAGGCAGGGGGACTGGCCCATCATAGATGCTTTCGGGATAATCAACGGGGGTCTCAATCCCAAATTTCCTCAAAAGGGAAACGGCCTGGTCCTTTTGCTTGCTATTCATTTCGGGCCTATAGTCAGATCCGAAAATCTTTAGGTGCAAGTCATCGGACAAGACCGGGTAGTTAAGGGCAGTAGTTTTCATCGGTGTTAGGTTGATTTGACTGTGGGCTATTTGACCGTTTGACTATTTAGCCATTAGGACACGGAGTCCAAAGGTGGTGGCACTAGGCTGTCGGCGACTGGGGAAAGGATTGCACTAAAACCATTGCCAAATATACGTTTTGAAGGCTGCGCCCATCGTGGTTGGTTTCCTAGCCAACTATGGACGTAATAGCTGAATGTTACGGGCCTGCCTAGAGTGTCACTGGGGGCATTGCCTGGGGAGCCTAAGAAGTAAGCAGAGTAAATGTTGCTCCACCCCATGTAAGGCTTGGCTATGATGTTGCCGTATTCACTTACTGACTCCTCCCCAATAATGTCAGCTACGGCTTTTGCCATTACTACTGTAAGTGGTACCATTCTTCCTCTCTT